AACATCGCAGACGTGCTTGTTGGCACGACAACTGGTGCTTCCGCCGAAGTATCATCCACCTTTATCAATGCTGCAAAGATTGTTAAGACCTTCAAATACTATGGTCTTGAAACGATGTCTGCGACTACCTTTATCGACGGCGAACAAGTTGTCGTACAGGGTGCTGTCACAAACAACGGTTATGTAATGCAGCACGTCATTCCTGACGAGTTTGACAATGGTTGGATCAAACTTGAAACCCTCCAAGGCACAATCTCTGAGGGAGATATTCTTGAGGGCATCACATCTGGTGCAACCGCGACTGTAACTGCAGTTGATGAAAATCGCCTGCTTCTTAACGCCAAGACTGGCATCTTTAGTCAGGGTGACTGGTTGTTCAAGAAAGATACCGCGACCGAAGCATATATTGATGTCTTCAATGACAAGCGTGGTGTTCTTACCGCAACTGACGGTGGTCGCATCACCATGGATGTTGAGACAATCAACAGCGCCTGGGAAACTGGTGACGTGATCTACGGTTCCATCACAGACAAGTATCTTGATCTGGTTGGCATTGATGATCAGGGTCAGGCAATCTCCGTGAACACCTACGTACACGGTCAGAAAGTCTACAAACTGTCCCTTTCTAGCGTCTCACGCGATACGGGTTACACTGGCAACTTTGTTTCTGGTGATACCGTATACCTGCTGCAGGGAACAACCATTGCGGTACCTGGCATTACAGCAACTGTCTCTCAGTGGGATAATCGTCCCGATGATGGAGTGAATGACCTTTACATCACCTCGCCCGTACAGACAGGTGGCGGAAACGTCCCTGTAAGCACATTTGGGGATGGTGGTTACAACGTTGGTAAGTTTGAGAACCTCAACAACTTCCCGCTGATCTTTGCATCTGGCACCTTTGTTGAGACTTCTTATTCCGCCTACGGCAAGATTGCCAAGATTGAGCAAACGGGTACAACCGCTCGCTGCTGGTTGGAAGAAGTTGAAGGCGACTTCCTCACCAACATGACTGTCACATCTGATGGTGGTTGGCAAGCAGGTGTCTCGCAGGCGAAAGATTTGATTGGTCGCGTTGATCGCTACTTCCGTGGATTTGACGGTTCGCAAACAACGTTCAAACTGACCATCGCAAATGGTGAGCAATATCTGCCCGACCCTGCAGGTCACATGCTGATCTTCGTGAACGGCATCCTTCAGCCTCCTGGCGCTGCAGCTGCGTACACCGCGTCTTCTGACGAGATTACGTTTACAGAGGCACCTGAAGTTGGATCTGAGTTCATCGGTTACTACATCGGTAAACTCCGCCAACTGGATGATATCAGTTTCGAGTTTGACTCGCTCCGCTCCTCGTTCAACCTCAAGTATCAGGGTGGTTTCTACTCCCTGACCCTGACTGAAGGTGTTTCTTCTAACACTATCCTGCCTGAGAACAACATCATTGTTTCGCTCAACGGCATCATTCAGGAACCTGGAGTTGGTTATGAGATCGTTGGTTCTCGTATTATCTTCTCTGAGATTCCTCGCGCAGGCACGACCTTCGTAGCATTCAGCTACATCGGTTCTGACGCGGACGTTATCGCTGCAACCGTCGTTCCCCCGATTGAAGCAGGTGACCAACTCTTCATCGAAGGTGAAGATGAGGCAGAACCTCGTGAGGTCGCTCTGATTGAATCCTCCAACTCGCTGGTTACCTTCGAGTACACAGGTACAGTCAAGGGTCGTAACGCTTCCGCGCTGGCGAACATTCGCCAAGGTACGCTCTCCGCAGCAATCATCACCATCCCTGGTAACGGTTACACCTCACGTCCGAATGTTGACGTGATCTCCTCCAGTGGTTTTGACGGTCGCGTACGTGCACAAATGGGTGTCGCAAGCATCCAAGTTAAGACTCCTGGTGTTGGTTATGCACTGCCTGTGGTCAGCGTTCTGACAACAGTTGCTGATGACTTCACAACACCTCAGGGTGCTCCGATTAACGGTGGTTTCGATGTCTTCGCAGGCGAGGCAATCGATGCTACCACAGGTGATGTAATCACCATTGAGTCTGGTGCAATCCAGATTACCCGTCAACCTTTGAACATCACAGTCAACCAAGGTCAGACTGCAGTGTTCAATGTGATCGCAGTGTTCAACGCTGCTGATGGCGATCCCCTGGGCGTAACCGAGGGTCTGAACTATCAGTGGCAGAAGAAGAACTACGGCGAGACTGACTGGAACAACATCATCGGTGCAAACCAGGCAACCTACACAACCAGCAGCACCATTCAGGGTGATGATGGTGATGAATATAGAGTTGCAATCACATACGCAGGTGCAACACCTGTCTACTCCAACTCCTCTGTCCTCACGGTACAGACGGGCGCTACTGTGATTGCTAACTTCGATCCCTCGTCTATTTTCGCACAATAAATAGTCAAAAACGATGACAGCAACTGCTGAGTATAATCCATCAACTAACATTCTGACAGTTACGGGGGACGGGTTGCCAACCCCCGTAGCTTACGGAACGTTCCCTAATGCAAACAACCCAAACACTGTTACAGAACAGGCGTTTGAGCATGACTTCTTTTTTAGAGGTGGTACATTTGGCATTGCTAGAACGTTTGACGATAATACTTGGTCGAAAGAAGGATACGTTATCACTATCCCACTATCGCCAGATGACAACACTCTTCTGAGTGCAGATCCCTTTTCTGGAACTATTCGTCCTGGAGACAACTTACTGTTTGTATTCAGTGATGGGAGAAAACAAAAGTTTATCTATCAAGGAACAACGTTTACTTCTACCCCTGGCAACTGCTGGAGAAGTACAGATACAACGCTCGACTTGATCGTTGCAGATTCGTCGTATGGCGATACTGGCACATACACATATTATGATCAGAGGAACGGCAGAACTCCCACACCTCTGGGTATTATTGGTGTATCTGCAAACGGCGTTGCTCTATTCAATCCCAGTGCGGGGGCAGGTGGAAACCCACCGACAGGATTTAACTGGAATGCACACTATGAGTTGTCCCCAGTAGAGTTTGGTGATGACCAGTGTGGTGGTCACCCAGAAAACACAGGACAATATCACTATCACGATACACACTTTATTGACTGCTGGAAAGAAGATTCCATCATGTCAACATATAATGATTATTACGGTCTGACTCAGTATAACGGTGACAATCTGAGACATCCTGACGGGCATTCCAAGATGCTTGGTATCGCTTTTGATGGATTCCCCGTATATGGTCCGTTTGCATATTCGGATCCTTGGGATAATGAATCTGAGATCACCAATATGACTACATCATACGATCTCAAACCTATTGAACCTGAAGGTAGACCTTCATATGGTAGTACCCTTCAGAACCCCCCTGCAGGGTCATTTATGCAGGACTGGGAGTACAACGAGGGGCAGGGTTCACTCGACTACCATAACGGACGTTTTTGCCTTACCCCAGAGTACCCAAACGGCACTTATGCATATTTCCTGACAGTCGATGAAACAGGAGAAGCACAGTTCCCATACATGATTGGTCTGACATCCAGACAGAGTATTGATCAACCACCGAACAATGGTGCTGCTGCACCTCCTGACCCTGGTGCTGGTGGTGAGGGTCCTGGTGGTGTTGCACCTACCCTACAGATCAACACACAACCCCAGAACGTCACACTCAACAGTGGACAAGTTGCAACATTCTCTGTTTCTGCAACCATCCTGCCCGAGAATGGACCCAAAACTTATCAGTGGTTCAGATCTACTGATGGTGGTTTCTCATACTCCACTCTCAATGGTGCAACGTCCTCGTCCTACTCTTTCACTGCACTGTCTTATATGACAGGGTATAAGTTCAAGGTAGAGATCCGTGGACCTATCGGTGCTCCAGCACCTGCACAAAACTCTCCGCTGACTTCCGACGTTGCAACTCTAACCGTAACAGGTGTGGGTGGTGCAACTGGCGATACTCAGTTTGATGCTACTGCGACAACGTTCGACAGCACATCTACCCGTTTCGATCAAACCTAAATAGCACTATAAAAGTCCGAGAACTATGTCTAAGCAGAATATTGGTATTGGTTCTGCCGCTAATGACGGTACTGGCGACACCCTAAGAGACGGTGCCGTCAAACTTAATAACGTCATTGATGAACTTTACGATCGTCTTGGTAATGGCACCGATATTCTGATCAATATCGGTGCTGGTATCACAGACGGTCAAGTTCTTCGTTTTAGAACCGACCCACAAGCAGAGTTTTATGGGGATCACCTAGATACCCTGACTGCAGACCTGGATGTCAGTGGTTTTAACATTACATCTAACAGCAATGGTAATGTCACACTCAAGCCAAGTGGCGTTGGTGATATTAACTTCTGGGGTGGGAATAGTGGCACACCGTATACCTATATTGATGGTGCAGATGGATACCTGAAGTGGTATGCACCATATAGCGAGTTGACAGACCTCCCCAACGCCACAAACCATCATGGCATGTTTGCACATGTTCATGATACTGGTAAGGGTTATTTTGCACACTCCTCTTCCTGGATTGAACTGGTTGACGTAAACAGCAGCATTGGTGATCTGTCCGACGTTGACATGACTGTCGGTGGTGGTCCCTCTAACGGTCAGATACTAAAGTGGAACTCCACAACTTCTAAGTTTGAACCTGCCAATGATGCTACTGGTGAAGGTGGTGTCAGTGGCACACAAAACCTGTGGGAAACTTTCAATGCGGATACTGGCAGTACAACTGCTAGTGCTGCACAGGATGTTCTGACAATCACTGGTGGTACAAATATCTCCACATCTATCACTGGAGATACCTTGACCATTGATATGACGGGTGCTCTGGGTGATCCAGACCAAAACCTGTTCAGTGTGATTGGTTCGGATAGTGGCAGTAAGACTGCTACCACTACAACATCTCAGATTAACCTTATTGGTGGTACAGGTATTTCGACAGCGATTTCTGGCGATAACCTAACAATCACCAATGATTCACCCAATATCACCCAAAACCTGTACGAAACAATCAATGGTGATACAGGATCTCAAAGTGCATCTGCTGCAACTTCTGAGGTAACTTTCACTGGTGGTACAAACATCTCGACTGTTATTACTGGTGATGGTTCTAGTACGATCGTCACGATTAACAATACTGCCGCTGCTCTGCCTTCGGTTGCTGAAGGGCAATCGATTGTAGGTACAGGGACCGATACCTATTCCGCATATGCATCACCTGTGCTCTCCTGGAGTATCACATCAAACGGTTCTACTGCATATAGATTTGATGGTCCTGGTCTGAGCAATACCACAGACAACCCAACAATCTATGTCTATAGAGGTTTCACATATAGATTCAACAACACCACTGGTACAGGTCACCCATTTAAAATCCGCGTTGGATCGGGTGGTGCTGCTGTAACGGATGGCATATCTGGATCTATCACTGGCG